CTCTTCTGTTTCAAGAATTTGAAAGCCTGCTTCTATAGTATTCCATAACCAAGCGTCAAATTCTTTTTCTAACTTTTCTTCATCATTTATTATTTCTTCCGCCTCTTTTTCTGTATAGCCGTAATCGTCGACTAAATCTATAACTTCAGCATTTGTACAGAAAGCATTCGCATTGCTGTTTGCATAAAATCCTACCTTGTATTTGCTCATTTATTTTCCTCCAACAAGTTTTTGTTTTCATAAATATTTCCAACGATTTCACAACAAATTTCTGTATCATCTAGCCAGCACATTTTTTCTGAATATTTTCTAATTTCTATAGACTTTATTATAAAAGCAGTATCTTGCCAAACTACAACATATTTCGTGTTTTCATCTCTAAAAAAAAGAATATCCCCCTCATAAATTTCTTTGTCATTCTTATCGTTAAGTCCTGTGTATTGCAACAGTTCAAATTGTTTAAAATCCACATTTAAAAGCTTTATTATCCCATTCGATAAAGCTGCTTTCTTTTCTTCAAAATCTATGCTTGCGATTTCAAACATTTCTTTTCTTTCTTTATGATATGCTCTAAATTTTATTTCTCTCATTATTCATCCTCCCATTTTTCCAAATCTAAGTCAAGTCTAAAAAATCTCATTATTGAACCATCTTTAAGTTCAAGAAATATAATAGGCTCTAAAAAAGTCAATCCTCCCATAACTATTTTTTTTGGTTCTACACGAACACGTTCTAAATTTTCTTTTAAATATTTTTCTACATCTTCTCTTTTCATTTTAATCCTCCTATTTTGTTTCAAAGTACCCTCAATTAACCCTCGCTTTTATCTTATAAGTAAACTTTGTGAAGTCTCCAAATGTACTCCCGCAATTTCTTCTCCGTTTTTAATTGCTTTTTTGATTTCTTCTTTTTCTATTTTATCGCTCTGAATCATAGTTACAAATTTTGCTGGTATTAAACTTTTGTCGTCAATCACTAAAGATGGATTGTTATTTTTAATTGTAAATGTACCTGTTTCAGTTTCTATTCTCTTAACATCCAATCCTTGCATAGCTTCTAAGATCAAACTTTTTAGTGCTGTTTTTCTTTCGCTTGCTTGTTTTGCTTTTTTAGTATAAAAATCAGCAATTTCTTTGCATTTTTCTGCTTTTAATTCTAAATCTTTCAATAGCAATTCCAGTTGGTCCGATTTTTCTTCTAATAGCAACGAAACACTTTCTTTTGTATCATTTATTGTTTGTTCGTCCAATTCGTTATTTTCGTTATCCAAAAAATTTATTATATTATTTATTTCTTTTAATTCGTATTTTATTAAACTCAAATTATTCATTCCGTTCTCTCCTTACAATTATTTCTTATTCTTATCAAAAAGGAAACCCTTCGTCCTCATCAGAATCATAATTGTTCCTGTTGCTGTTTTGACTATTTCCAGAATTTTTGCTGTCAATAAATTCAAAATTATTCGCTAAAACTCTTGTAAATTTCCTTTTTTCTCCATTCTGCTCATAACTGCTTACACTCAAACGTCCTTGTATAAGGATTCTGTTACCTTTTACAAAATATTCGGCTATATTTTCAGCCGTCTTTTCCCAAGCTACACAGTCGATAAATTCGGCTTCATCTTTTGTTTTCTGTACAGCTAATGTAAAAGTTGCGTATGCCTTTCCATTTGACGTATATTTTAGCTCAGGATCTCGTGTTAGTCTTCCCATTAATATTGCTATATTCATAATCTATGCTCCTTTTTTCTCTAATTCTTTAATTTTTGAATACAAACTGAGTATTTCTTTATTATTCAATTTATTTATATTATCAACTTCGTGTATTTTAAAGAAATCATCAATTGTTTTTTGATATTTTGAAGTCATCTTAGAAATTAAATTAGTTGCAATTTTCACTTTTTCTTCTTCTGTTAAATCCTTTTTAGCTTTATCCTGCTGTTGTTTCTGATTGTTTTTTTCCTCGTCCAAATAAGCTAGATCCTCTCCGACATATAATGATAGTCCAAACCCTGATACCATCGCAAAAAGTTTGGCAAATCCTCTCATTTGAGAAGTGTTTATTTGGTAAGGATTAGGATTTTGTATAGGTTTATTATAGTGATCTATTATCGGAAAGAAATGCTGTTCTGTCTGTCCTAAAAAAGTCATCTCTAACAGCAAAAAGCCATTATGAACAAAACTTCCGTTATCATTTTTTATTATTCTCCATGTACATTTTTCATCAAAAATTTTTGCTAATTTTTGAGCATAAGCCCAGCTTAAATAATCAAATTTCCCTTTTTTTTCAACCATTCCTAATTTTTTCACATCATAATTATATCTATCTTCAAATGTTTTCAAATCTTTAATGTTCATTTGTCACATCTCCTTTTTCATAATATCTGCACATCTGTTCCATCTGCTGTTCATCGTATTTATCATTTTCTTCTTTTATTTCCTTGTTAAGTTCTTGCAAATTTTTAGCAACATTTTTGAAATAATTAAGACTCGTATTTTGCTTTTTTATATAATCATCAAACATTTTAAATCAATCCTTTCTTGGTTTTAAAACACTCTTAAAATCTGTAATTCTGTTCGGCACATACCATAACAACAATGCCACCAAAAACGGAAATATTGCGTTACCACCAAATATCCAATGCCCTTTAACTTTAATCGTTTCAATCTGCATTAGAGCAGTTGTCAGTATTAGAATCATCCATTTCATCATATCCTTTGTTGTCATCAATGCTATTTTCCTCCAGTTCCTTAATTTCTTCTTGATCCATTTCTTTTTCTAGCTGTTCCCTTATGCTCATATTCCCTCTCTTTCTATTTCGTAATTCACTATTTTAAATTTATTTTTATTTGTTACTTTTTTTAATTTAACTTTGATTATATTTCTATCTTTTGTTTCCAGCTCTAATATTCTTTTATTCCTGTCAAGTGTATAAGACTCAACAGAATAATATTTTCTGAAAATTGATTTTACTTTTTTGCAATCTGTATTAATTCAGTTGCTTTTAAATTGTTCAATTCATTTATTAATTTTTCATCCGTTTTAATCACTCTCCTAATTCTTTTATTTTTAGTTTAAATTCCTTAATTTTTTGTAATACATCTTCTTTCCCATAAAGACAAGAAACTTCACAGTCTGAATATCGAACAGGCTTAAAATATTCCTGTTTTTTCTTAAATCCTCTTAGCCAGAATCCATAATTTGAAAGTTCAATTGTAACTGATACTTGAGGGTTGTTTCCTCTAAGTTTTCTAAATTCCTCTATTGCTTGCTTTTCTTCTTTTTTATATTCCATTTAGCCTCCTGATTTTAGATTTTTAACAGCATTATAGATAAGTTTAATTTGATATATTGATATGCCTTTTTTTGTTACTAGATTTGCTTTTAAAGGCTGTAAAAATCTTGTTTATTAATATCTTATCTAAACCCACAATTGCTTATGGGCTTGGTAAAACACCAATTTATTTCCAGTTCGGATTAAAGAGTAGTGGCTTTGGCTGTTTTTTGTTAAACAGCCTTTTGATTCTATTTTTTAACTTCTTAGCTTCTCTTTCCTTTTTCACTTTCTCGTTGTTGCTGTTTACTAATGTTACTGCTTCAAAATTCATTGTTATTCCTCCTAAATTAAATTATTTTTATACAAAATAGTCGCCATTTCATCACGTATCATATCGCATTCCTTGTCAAACTTCTCCTCTTGCTCATCTGTGTAACCAGGATTTTTCTTTTCCCAGTCTTCCCAAGCCTTTGCGTCTTCGATATAGTCAAGAACGATGCTTTCAAATGGTCCAAAATCGTAGTCTTCTGCCTCGTATCTGCCAATCAGATAGTTGTGAAAATCTTCCAGCGATATGTATTTTAATTGATTTTCATATTTTGCTTTAAATTCCTTGAATTCATTTTCAAGAAATTCACACGATTCTTTATATTCAGCTATCGCTTGGTCTTCTTCTTCGCATTTTCTAGCCCAAGCCAAGTCTCTTGCTCTTTCTACTTGTTCTGCATATTTTAATCCTTCGCTAAAGCTCATTTTATTCAACTCCTTATCAAGTGGTTTTATTTTGGTTTTTTACTCTTTTTAGAGTAAATTATTTTTAAAATTTTTTTATTTACAAAAATATTATACTCTTTTTTGTGTAAAAAGTCAACACTTTTTTTGATTTTTTTTCAAAAGTAGTGTATAATTATATAAAAAAAGGTGTGGAACGTTATGAAAATCAATGAATTAATAACTAATTTGCGAAAAGGGGAAAAATTTACTTTTGAGGAAATGGCAAAAAGGCTAGAAATTTCGACTAGTTATTTAAATGAAGTTGAAAAAGGTAGAAGGAAAGTGAGCAAAAAATTATATGAGAAGTTGATTAAAAATTTTCCTAACAACAAAAAAGAATTAGAAAAAAGTTATTTATCTTCAATTTTACCAGAGCAAATTAATGTTTCAAATACGTACGAAAAACCTAAAATTTTTAAATTTAACGTATATGGAGTTGCATCAGCAGGAAGCGGAGAAATTGATATGGAACATTTTACGGAAGAAGAATTTATACTGCCAAGCGATTTTAAAATGCCTAACGGCTCTTTTATTTTAGAAATACACGGAGATAGTATGGAGCCAATACTTTTTGATGGAGATAAGGTAATTGTGAATCCAAATTTATGCCCTACAACTCCAGAGGGATGGAAAAGCCTTAATAGACAAGTAGTGGTTGTAAATATTGACAATAGAAGATTTGCAAAAAAGATAATTTTTAAAGCTGGAAAAATGTATCTTTATTCATTTAATGAGGATGTTTATCCAGAAATGGAAGTAAAAGAATATGAAGAAGCTTATTGTGTTGGAATCGTTTCAGAATTAATTCAAAGAAAAATGACAAATATAAAATTTTAAATTATTTCTAGGAGAGTGAAAAAATGGGATTATTTGACAAAGTAAAAAACGCAGTAGATACTGCACAAAATGTAGCCGGAAAAGTTCAAGCTGTAAGCGATAAATTTTCTAGCAGAGGAACGACAATTGAAAATGATGAAGCCGAAAAAGTACTTGAAAAAATCTTGCTGGAAGGCGAAGAAATTAAGCGTTCATATAGGGGAATAAGAGATTTGATTGTATTTACAGATAAAAGAGTGATAAAAGTTGATATTCAAGGAGTAACAGGTAAAAAGAAAGAATATTTAAGTATTCCATATAGAGCAATTAGTAGATTTTCAATCGAAACAGCAGGAAGTTTTGATATGGACTCCGAATTAAAGATATACGGATCTTCAAATTTAATTGCCGAATTTGAATTTGGAAAATCGGAATCTATTTTTGAAGTTCAAAGTTATTTGGCAAAAATAATATTATGAAAGGAATAAAAGTGAAATGTTCGAAAATTCAATACCGACAATAAAGGAATCAGAGGAACGGAAAATAAAAACAAAAGAAATTTTAGATAATATGAATTTAAAAGAATACCTAAATAATGATGATAGTTTTATTGAAAGATTTAAAAATTTTTGTTTTGAACTAAGACATTGTAATCCTCGTGGTTCATATAAACTTTTTCTTGAGAAATTTCCAAATGAAAAATTGGAATTGGATTATGATTTTTATAATAAAAAATATTTTAATTTTAAAAGAAATATAGAAAAGCAGATATTTGAAATATTTATTGCTTTTTTGAATACAAAAATTGCAAATCAAATATGTTTGGAAGGATTAAAACAAGCTAACCTCGAGATAAAAGTATGGAATATTTGTCCAGTTCACAAAGAAAAAGCACCATCTATCGAAAATATTAACAAAGAAATTTTTTGCACTTGTGAACTCATCTAGGGGGAGAATATGAAAATAGGATTGAGAAAACCATCGCTAAAGAAAAGTTTTAAAGCAATGACTACAGGAAAAGCTAAAAGGAAATTAAAAAAATTTCTTATACCAGGGTATGGTAAAAAAGGTACTGGGTTATTAAAAAATCCTAAAAAAGCGATTTATAATAAAGTCTATAACAAAACAACTATTGGTGTAAAAGGTTTGTTTAAAAGCAAAAAAATAAAAACTAAAAAAGGAACTTCTGTTTCTAACAAAAATAATTCAGGGGAGTTAAATTTGATTGTGAATATTATTATTTGGTTGTTTATTATAGGATTTTTTATAGCAATATTACCATTTTATTTGATATATTTATTCTTTAAAAAGAAATAAAGTTTTTGAAAATATATACTGAAAACCTAAGATTGTTGAGTATATATTTTTTTATTGACTTTTTACACAAAAAAGAGTATAATTTTGATATAAAAATTTTTTTAAATTTTATTTACTCTTTTTAGAGTAAAAAAGAGGTGGTGAAATGAACACAAAGGATATTTATTTAAAAATTGATAACTTGATAACTGAACAGCACAGAAGCTTGAAATCGTTTTGCACAAATACAAATCGAAGTTATAGTTCTTTAGCTAGAACTATGTCAGAGACTATCTATAACGGCAAAGGTGCTCATCTTGTTACAACAGAGGAAATACTAAACGATTTGGGCTACGAATTAACAATTCAAAAGAAAAGGAAGGAGGTGTGAGATGAATAAAATTGATAAATGGGTAATATTAAACTGGATAATACCAAGCATTGTAGCAGGGATAATATCGTACTACACAGCTAAGAATTTTGATATTGTCCACGGAACACTGATGTTAATACTAAGGGATATTAAAAAACTTTTTGCCATATAAAGTTAGGAGTGTTGTAATAAAAGCAACAATCAGAGGACAAAATACAGAACGCATAAATTCCAAAAGAAATTTTATCCAAAAGTCTTTTTTGATATTTTTAACATTTTGACAATAATCTTGAATAAATTTTTTGCCATAGTCAGTGAGGTAATAAATATCCAGTTTATGCCAGGTATTTATTCCGTTAATATCTTGAATAATTTCATATTCTGAAATTATATATTTACTGCTTTCAAAAGGTGCGTAGATTTCAAAGTCTTCCTCCTCCATTTCCTTTAATCTTAAATTAGTGGAATATTTTTCTTGAGGAAATTTTTTAAGAATATCATACTTATAGGCTTTGTTGCTTTTATAGATAAATTTTAATATTTTTATATCAATATCACTTAACATGGTTAATCTCCTTTAATTTTATTAATATTATTATACCATAAAAACGCAAAGGGTAAGGAGGTGCGAGATGAACGAGAAAGAAAAAAGAATAACCGAACTTCATAATTTGGTTTGCAATTTACGAAACAAAGTCTTAGAAACAACCCCAACATTAGATTTACAAGAAATAACTTTTGTAAAAGAAATGCTGGGGGTGGAATTAATGTTTTTATTTTCTAGTGAGCCATTGGAAAATAGTGTTTCCGAGCTGAATACTTCTCAAAAATTTTGACATAACAACACCTCCTTTCGTGAGAATTTGATTTTATTTGGCGATATTATTATAACTCAAAAGGGGGTGAAAATGAAATAAAGGAGGTATGGAATGGTATTTATTATTTCGGAAACGTTAATAATATTTTTACTTGTGTATTTGGTTGCAAAGCTAACAAAAAAGAATAAAGAATTAAAGAAAAAGATATTTAGCCTAAAAGTTCAGGCGGCATTAGAAGATTTTTATTCAGATAAAGTAAAAAACAAAAAGAAAAGGGTAAAAACTTTTAAATATAGAAATTATCAAATTAAAAAGTAGGAGATATACAAAATGGATGAGAAAAAATTTGAAGAAGGAATAAATTGTTTTACACAATTGCTCGGCTCTTTTCTCGAATTAAGAAAAATGGGATATACACAGGAAGAGATAAACTGGGCATACAACACGCTGAGCGGAAATTTTGTGCCAAATTTTAATATAAAGAATCTATCTAATTTAATTGAAAGTAGAAAAGAAAATTGAAAAGTAAATAAAAAAGCACTTCAAATGAAGTGCATACAAATATTTCATAATTTGATTATATCAAATTTAGTAAATTAAGTAAAGAGGTGTAGAAAATGAAAAACACGATAAACGGCTTCAGACAGGATAAACTGATAGAAAATGGTTTGGATTTGGCAGACAGTTTGATTTTAAGATTGTTTGCTGATATGTATTCAAGTAATTCATCCAAAATTGAATATCAGATATTAGAATATGAAGTTGAAAATAAAGAAACTAAAGAAAAAATGTTGGAAAAAGATAAATTTATGTGGATAACTTATGATTATTTATATAGCCAAATACCGCTTGTTGGAAGCAAAAGTACGTTTATAAGAAAAACAGGAGAACTTGTTGAGAAAGGATTTTTGAAAAAACAGGTTACAAATTCAAAGAAAGGTAAAAAAGGAACATTTTTATATATTTCATTTGGAACAAAATTTTCTGAATTACTGGAATATGAAACAGAAGATACCCCTACTCATGACAACGAGGGCTACTCAAAACAGGTAGGGGGGCTACCTAAATTGAATAGGGGGGGTACTCAAAATGATAAGGGGGGCTACTCAAAATGGGTAGACAAAGATTCTTCTATAACAGATTCTTCTTTAATAGATTCTTCTATAAGAGATAGAGAGAGTGCAGAAAAAGAAAAAATTAATTTTTCTTCCATGTGTGAAGAGATAAAAAGCAAATGGGTAGAAATTGCACATAAATTCAATTTGTCAGGAGTTAAACTAAAAATAAATGACAAAAGAAAAAAGGCAATAAAAATTTTGCTTAATGAGTATACAGTGGAAGAATTATTGCAGGCGATGGATAAAATCCATATCTCAAAATTTTTACAAGGGGATAATAAAAATAATTGGCAAATAACATTTGACTGGCTTATTAACAAATCCAACCTTTTGAAAGTACTTGAGGGAAATTATGACGATAAAATAAACGTGGAAACAAAAAATAATGATCACACTAATCAAAGATTCGGAACTGGCACTAAAGACAAAAGACCAAAAGTAACAGCAGAAGGACTTAAAAAATATTTTGGAGGTACAAACTAATGACCATGGAAGAATTTAACGAAGGATTCGGAATGTTACTTGACTATTATCCTAATACACGAGCAACAGAGGGGCTTGTAAATATTTATTTTATGGGACTAGCTGAACTTAGCATAGAACGATTTAACCGTGCAATAGGCAGAATAGTCAAGGAATGTGAAGGCGATTTTTTGCCAAAAGTCACAGTAATTTTAAAATACGCTAAAGACTCAGATTTGGAACAGCAAGTATTTTATGCAAAGAAATTGCTTAAAACAGCAATACATAAAAATGGAAGTAAAGGCATGGTGTGTTTTGAGGATAAGGGAGTACATGCAGTAATTGATTATGCTGGCTGGAATAGACTATGCACGATGAAAGATGATGAATTTGATAATTTTCTGAAATGGGAGTTTGATGATATATACAAAGGATTCTGTGAACGCCCTTATGAAACTTCTGACTATTACAGAGGTACAAGCCAATTATTCGGACAAATAAAACCTAGAATGATAGGTTACAAAGAAGCCAAGATTGGCAATACAGAAAATATGAATTTCATAAGGCTTGAATATAAAAATATTACAGCACAGATTGAAAATAAGGTCGATTTGTCGGAAATAAAAAACAAAATGCTAATAGGAGGATAGATGAACAGTTATCAAGACGAATTAAAGAAGGTGTTATTAACTTACGATATAGAAAAAATAAAAGAATTTATGCATAAACATAACAAAAATATGCCGAGAAATAACTTGGCTTTTTGGGCAGGGGTACACAAAGGAATATGTAATTTGCCAAACTGTACAAACGAAGAAAAAGAATTTTCGAGAAAATGGTTAAAGAAACATGGATTCAAGGAAGAAATATTTTAGGAGGATAAATGCAAAAAATCAAAGTCATAGAACTTTTTGCAGGAGTCGGAAGTCAGGCGATGGCTTTACGGAACATCGGAATCAATTATGAAGTTATAGGAATTTCTGAGATAGATAAGTTCGCTTATAAATCTTATGAAGCGATACACGGAAAAGTTAAAAATTTTGGAGATATAACCAAAATCAATAAACTTCCATACTGCGACCTGCTCACGTATTCATTTCCTTGCCAGGATTTAAGCATTGCCGGACAGCAGAAGGGGATAAGCAAGGATACAAGAAGCGGACTTTTACTGGAAGTTGAAAGACTGCTCCTTAAAGCGAAAGAGAACGGGACATTGCCAAAGTACTTGCTACTAGAAAATGTTAAGAACTTAGTAGGCAAGAAGTTTATAAAAGATTTTGAGCGTTGGCTAAGCTTTCTAAACGGTTTAGGGTATTATTCAAACTGGGAAGTGTTAAACGCTAAAGATTATGGGATACCGCAGAATAGGGAAAGAGTATTTGTGGTAAGCAGCCTTGAGAATATACATTATAATTTTCCAAAGCAAGTTGAACTGAAATCTAAAATGAAAGACTTGCTAGAGGAAAAGGTAGATGACAAGTATTATTTATCCGAGAAACTTCTGAAATGCTTTTCTGATATGAAAAATAGAAACGGATTTACAAGGGGTGAAAAATTTAATCCTAGAAAACTTGAAAATTGCAATACTGCGTTCGCCATAACAACGAGAGCGGGAGCAAGAGCGACAGACAATTACATAATACAACTAGGGAATTTAAAGAATACAGAAAGTTTTGGTGGAAATCCGCAAACAGGAAGAGTATACAGTCCTGATGGGATAAGCCCTTGTCTTAACACGATGCAAGGTGGCGGGCTTGAGCCTAAAATCTTGCAAAAAGCACACGGATTTAACAAAGGTGGAATAAAAGAAAATATAGTTCCAGCCTTAACTAAGAGTTCGTGGCAGGAAAATAATTTTTTAAGTGACAACATGAGGATAAGAAAACTAACTCCGCTTGAATGTTGGCGATTAATGGGATTCAGAGATATGGACTATTATGCCGCAAAGTCTGTTGGAATTTCGGATGCACAATTATACAAACAGGCAGGAAACAGTATAGTGGTAACAGTTTTGGAAGCTATATTCAAAAACTTGTTTTTAAAAAAGCATAAGAAAAAGCGAGGAATTGTGGCGGAACAAATCAAAATATTTTAGGAGGATAGATGCAAAAATTACAGGAAGAAAAGAAAAGGCTGGAAAGCAACAATGAACTTTTAAAAGAGCAAAATAGAATTTTGAATGAACAGATGATGAAAAAGTCTGAAAAAATAAAACAAAATGGTGTTCGGATAGAGGGAAACAACAAGAGGATTAGACAGATTGAGAAAATATTGAAAATTAAAAAGGATAAGAAAAATGTTTGATGAATTTAATAATTTGATATTAAAACCTGTGAGATTTCCACTTGAGGAAAAAGTGGCAAAATCAAAGGAAGAAATTTTAAAAGAATTAGCTAAAAAGATGGATTCTGAAAAATGGACAAATAGGCAGTTATACATTAGTAAAAGAGAAAGAAGATGAATAGAAATTAAAAATATAAAATCAGGAGGAAATAAAATGTTAGGAAACAACGTAGTAGACTATATGATAAACAGTTGCAAAGGAGCATACAATTTAGAAAATGCAAAATTAATTAAAAAGAACGTGGAAGACAAGAAAGTTCAGTTTGTATTTAAGAGAAGTGATTTAAAATTAAATATTGAATTTGCAAATGATAAGATTTCAGGAATTATATATAATAATTTCTTAACTGATTCACAAAGGGAAAATGTAACAGAATCTGAATATTGTACAAGATTGAATGAAATGCTTGAAATTACGGATATTGATAATATGGATAAACTTGATGAAATTTCAAGAAATATTATCAAAAAAATAAATTCGGAAAAATTGTTTGGAGAAAATCCAAAGGAATTGCTTTTGAATAGGGAAGATAGAGAAAAACTTGTAAAAATAAAAAGATTTTTCGGAACAGAGCCACAGCTGCTAAAACTTTATGAAGAAATTGAAGAGCTGCAAACAGCATATAGAAATTACAGAAAAACATTTTACAAGGATGAGCAAAACTTGATTGAAGAAATAGCGGACTGCTTTGTTGTGGCTTTACAAATCAATAAAGTGAAAATGATTAAAAACGTTATTAAAGGCTTAGTTGACAACACTAAAATTTTTAAAACTGAAATGCTTGAAAAAATCATAAGAATGATTAAGTTCAAAATCAATCGTACAGTTGAAAGAATTGAAAAAGGACAATATGGAACATACAAAATTGAATATAAATCCACTAGAGCTACACAGGAAGCTGTGAGTGAAGAAAAAGAGCAACAGCCAATAAATTCCCCAGCAAAATCATTTAGTGTCGCAGAGAGCAAGAAACAAAGCCGTGAGGAAAAGGAGAAAACAAAAAAGGAAAATAAGGTTTTTGAGTTTGTGAAAAAGAATGAACCGTATTATTACCAAGCACGTGATATTCAGTTAAATACTAAGATACAGGCTAAGGAATGTACAAGAATTGTTGAAAAGTTTATTGATGAAGGGAAAATAACGGTTACAAAAAAAGGAAAAGACGGCATATACGGAGCAACGCTTGCAACTGTTCAAGAGGCGGAGGTTGTTAAATAATGGCAATAAATGCAGGGAAAAAATTTGAAAACGACTTTAAGAACAGTGTTAATACAGATGAAATATTTTTGCACAGATTCAAGGACGGAACAACAGGAACTGTAAACGGACAGATGATTAGATTCAAAAATAAAAACTTATGTGATTTTTTACTTTTCAAGGACGGGCAACTTGTCCTTGTTGAGTTGAAAAGTTTTCTAGGAAAATCTATGAGTTTTTCAAATATAAAAAGCACTGTAGATGAGCAACAGACATTTTTGTACAATTTACGACTTGAGGCAAAGAAAAAGAATGTAAAAGCGTATATGATACTTAATTTTAGAGATTTATCAGAAACTTATGCAATAGATATTCATAATTTTGATGAGTTTTATAAAATAACTAACAAGAAAAGTATTAATATAGATGAAGTGAGACAATTAGGAAAGCAATTGTTTCAACAAAAGAAAAGAACAAACTACAGATACGAAATTAGTGATTTGTTCAATTAGGAGGAATAATGGGTAAAAGATTAGCAAAAAATAGAGTTAGAAGTATTTTGGAAGAATATCCTGAAACACGAAACGCTGAAAATCCAGATACGTATGTTATGTGCCTAATACTTGTTGAAGACGGAATAATAACACAAGATCAGGCTTCAAAAATATACGACGGATATTCAATTAACAACATAGTTAAAAGTCGCCAGAAAATCCAAAATTCGGATAAAGAGTATGAACCTAACGAGGAAACTAAAAAGAAAAGGTTTGTAGGATATATGAATTTTAGACATGCTTGGCGGAAAGGAAACTTGGATGTCTAAAAGAATGAGCAGGGAAAATCAGAAATTGATATATTGGTTTATAGATTGCTATGCTTACAAGCTGAAAGGTGTAGACATAAATTGGCAGACTAGTAAGCAAAAGCCTGCCATTTCTGATTATTTTTTGTATAAGGCAAAGGAGGACTTGAAAAAACTTTATATTAAGCATAGTGACAAGAATATAAAGGGATATGAGCCTTTTAGAAATATGGAGAGTAAGCTGAAAGACAGAATCGGAAACATAATTGACAAGAATTACACAAAAGAAAGCAAAATCAATATAATCACAAATGATTTAATGGATTTTGTAACCGATGAAATTCAAATGTTATTTATCAAACTGAATGATACTTTTAGCTTGGCACTTAAATTAATGAGCAATGTCGAAGCTGTGGCATTTACCGATTTCCTTTTTGACTATTTTCTTCAGAACGATATAGCAATGTGGGAAGAAATGCAAATGCTGTATAAACAGCAGAACGAGGAGAAGTATATTTATTCTATGCTGAAACATAGAAAATGTGCCGTATGTGGAAAATGTCATACAGAAAGTAACAGTATAGACTTGGAACATTGGGATTCAATCGCAAGCACTCACGGAACTTATAAAAAAGATACTGGACAGGAAGGGCGGTATATCTCGTTGTGTAGACTGCATCACAATCAGAAACATAATTGGGGAGTTCAGACATTTGAAAGAAAATACAATGTAAGAGGTATTTATCTGGATGATGAAAAAATAAAAGAACTGAAGAAAATTTATAAAAATCATTTTAAGGCGTTTAAGGAGGAATAGAAAATGACGCAAAAAGAAAAACAGGATTACGAAAGAATTTTTTTAGAAGTTTGGGATAATAATTTGCTAGAAAAAGGGCTTCTGATTGAAATGTGTCAACTGCTTGAATTAGACGGAAAAAAAGAAGATGGCAACGGATTTACGTTATTTTATTATAAAACTGCCAATGGTAGAACATTTGTAATTGAAGACGATGAAATTCAAGGAACTTTGGAAATTTGCGAAGAGAAATAAGTTCAGTCGCAGAAAGTCGTTTTGGTTGGAATAACAGCTCGAAATGTAACATTTATAGAGAAAAACGAAAGTCGTGAAAAGTCGTTTTTATTAGAGAAAGGTTAGGAAGAGAAATGAAAAAATTATCGTTAATAGGACTTTTAGGAATAATCATAAGTTGTAGCACATATTATGAGAAATTTCAGCAAGAGTGTAGGCAATATAAAGTTATCAAGAAATTAAAATCTAAAACAAGTAAAAAGATATATCTGGAATTTGAGAATGGGAGCATACACGAAGTATCGCCAATATTAAAATATGAGGATATAGAAGAAAATCATAAATTGAAGAAATGTGATTTTTAGAAAAAATTTGGAAGCAGGACAATGGCAGTTGAATATTTTTGGTTTTGAGGTATAATATGTATTATTATATTTTGGAGGAAATTATATGAAAGCTTTAAAAAAAAATAATATTAAATTTTTAATTGTAATATTAATCGGTTATATTTTAGGAAATTTAACAATTGTTAAAGAAATTTGGGAAAAAAATTTAGAATTAAGAGGTGTTTTACTAACATTATTCGGAAGTGTTTTAGGATTCTTGATAACAAGTTTAAACAATTTCTTTAGTAATAACAATATTAATAAAAATTTAGAGAAAACTATCGAAAACAATAAAGAGAATTTAGAAAAAGAACAAAAATTCAAAGAAAAACTTGAAGAAAAGAAGTTTTTGAGAGAGAAATTAGAAATTATAGCAAACGAGATTTTAGAAGATAACAGAAAAATAAATTTGATATTTTATAAAATATACAAAACTTCTGTTCAAGAAGTAAAAAAGAATATTACTTACGAGAGAAGTTATCAAAAATCTTTTCTTTTAAGTTTATTGTATTTTGAAGATTTAAATTATCTTATTAGACATTACGAGCAAAGAACCGCTAAATTATTTGAATTAATGAATTTAAAACTAACAGAAAAAGAAGAAAGTGAATTGTTTAAAAAAGTTTATTTTGAGGAATATAAAGAGATAAGTGTTTCGTTTGGAGAAAGACCTGAGATTAACAATGGAAGACAAGGAGTGTATTCCGAAATACTAAAACAATTGAGAATAGAAGCTAAAAAGTTAGTAGAATAATTAAAAAGACCAATAACAATGGTCTTTTTTTATGCTTAAAATAATAAATTGAGAAAGGAAAATAAAAATTAAATGAACGAAAAAGACATAGACAGGATATGTAATTTTTTATTATAAAAGTGTTGAAAAAACAATGAAAATAAGGTATAATTAGGAGGTAAAATTGAACACAAAAAAAGAACTTACACAAGAAGATATTAATGAGCTTTTAAAAGATAAAGAAGTTTTGTATTTATTAGAGGATTTAGCAGAAGCTAAACGAACAAATATAGATATTGACATCAAAATTTTAATAAAAAAAGGTAAAATATTTAAAAAATTTTATACCACAAGAAAATTAATAAATAACAGGGCAAAGTAACCCAAAGATTTGGTGAGCCACTGAATAGATAGATTAGAAATAGTCTATTTATTTAGTGGCTCTTTTTTTGTCTAAAAACTAAAAAGGATTTAAGAATATGATAATCATAGCGATTACATCTTATTGCTTAGTAATAACAGTTGTCCTAATAATTATTACGAGTTATTTAAAAAGATGGTTACGAAAGTATATAGAGAAAAGAATTAATCAGAGCCTTGAACTATTAAATAGACTAGAGAATATAAATAAGGAATTGGATACTAAGATAGATAGTGTGAAGATAAAGATGTATGATGTATATCTTGATAGATGTAGAGAGAGCTTGAGAAAGAAAAGAGAAATGGATAAAGAGGTTAGGCAAATGACACAGAAAATGAAAGACAAAGTATTGAAAAAATAAAAAAAGGTACTTTGGAGAGACTTTTTTGCCCTGTGGGTCTGGCGAGTCCCGGAAAACATTCGGATATGAATTTTTTTTAAGTTCATTTCCGTTCCGAAGGAGGTGTTATGTTAATAAAAGAAAATCAAATAATAAAAGCCACAGAATTGGCTAAATTACTGGGAATAACAGACAGACACCTTCGGAATTTAGCTAATGAAGGAATAATCAAAAAAACGGAAAAAGGTAAGTATTTATTTTTTGAGAGTGTTCAAGGATATATTGAGTATATAGAGTCTAAAAATGATGCAGATGTAGATTTAAAAGATGAAAAAATTAGGGAAGAAATAAAGAAAATAAAAAAGGATACGGAATTAAAAGATTTGAAAATCAAAGAATTAAAGAATCAATTGCATCCAGCAAACATAATTGAGAAAGTGATGACAGATAGTCTTATGAATTTAAAAGGAAGACTGCTTTCTTTGTCTAATCGGTTAGCCCCACAATTAATTGCACTCGATAATTTAGGTGAAATTCAAGAAGTGATTCAAGATTCGATATTAGAAGCGTTAGAAGAACTTAGTGAATATAATCCAGAGTTATTTAAAAATAAAAATTTTATTGAAGATGATGACGAAGAGGAAGGTGTGGAAAAAGTTGAAAAACGGAAACGTGGTAGACCTAAAAAAGGCAAATGATTTATTTAAAAAAATATTTTCTGTTTTAAAGCCTCCACCCAAACTAACAATAGATATGTGGGCAGATAGGTATAGAGTATTGTCAACTAAAAGTTCAGCTGAACCTGGTAAATGGAGAACTGACCGAGTTCCTTTTCAAAGAGAAGTTATGAGAGCTATATCAAGCAAAAAAACAGAAAAGGTAGTAATGATGTATGGCGCTCAATTGTCAAAAACAGAACTTCTTATGAATACGTTTGGGTACTACGCCGATTACGAACCGTCTCCTATAATGTTCATGATGCCGACAAAAGATATGGCACAAGACTTTTCAACCACAAGACTTAACGACATGATTCAGTCAACGCCACAATTGAAAAATAAAATTATTGAGAACGAAAATTCGAGAGACACAAAAAGACAAAAGGAATTTCCAGGTGGATACATTGTATTAATCGGAAGTAACTCAGCGGCAGAATTAGCGAGCAGACCAATTAGAGTTTTGCTTGCTGATGAGATAGATAGATTCCCATCTAACGTAAAAGATGAAGGAGATACATTGAATTTAGCAATTGAAAGAACCAAAACTTGGACATTGAATAGAAAAATTGTTTTAACAAGTACTCCTACAATTAAAGGGGAGAGCAGAATTGAAAGAGAATATGAAAACAGCACGCAGGAAGAATATTATATACCTTGTCCAAAATGCGGAACAATGCAGAAATTGGAATGGAGAAATATAATTTTTGAAAGCGTAGGGCATAAATGTTCGGATTGTTTGGAAGTTTCAAATGAATACGAATGGAAAAAAAATATGAAATATGGCGAATGGATAGCTGGAAATAATGAAATTGACAGCGAATTGGTCAGAGGATTTCATATTAGCGAATTATACAGCCCTTTTTCAACATGGAAAAGCATTATTAAGAAGTTTAAGGAATCAACAGGAGATGTTCAGATGATGAAAGTGTTTACTAACACTGCACTTGGAGAAACTTGGGAAGACAGGATAGAGAGAATAAATTTTGCGGACTTGGAATCAAGAAAAGAACATTATGGATGTGAAATCCCTGATAAGGTTTCAGTTCTTACTGCTGGAGTTGACGTGCAAGACGACAGGTTAGAAGTGGAAGTTGTTGGGTGGGGTGTTGGAGAAGAAAGCTGGGGAATTTATTACAAGGTATTTATGGGTAGTCCTGCTGAAAATTATGTCTGGGAACAGCTTGATAGATTTTTGGATACTGAATTTTCTTATAAAAATGGAGAGAAAATAAAAATAATATGTACTTGTATCGATACAGGTGGTCATTTTACACAGGAAGTTTATCAATATGTAAAACCACGTGAAATAAAACGGATTTTTGGAATCAAAGGACAAGGTGGAGACGGAAAATCATTTATATCTAAACCTACTAAAACAAATAGAATGGGAATAAGTTTGTTTGTTTTGGGAGTTAATTCAGGGAAAGAAACTATTTTATCAAGATTAAAGATTGATTTACCTGGACCAAAATACATGCACTTTCCTGATAATGTCGAGCGCGGATATGATGAGGCATATTTTAAAGGGATTACTTCAGAAGTTAAGACAACCGTCTGGGAAAAAGGGAAGAGAAAAACTATATGGAAAACAATTGGAACTAAACGGAATGAGCCGCTTGATATTAGAAATTATGCTTATGCAGCATTATTAATAGCAAATCCAAATTTAGAAAGAAAATATACAACGGAGGCAATAAAGCAAACTAAGGCTGTAAAAAAAAGAAAAATATTGTCGAAAGGAATTTAGAAAATGGGAAAATCAAATTATTCAAGAGAATATATTTTAGAAATGATAGTTGAATACGGCAAAGCTGAACGAGCAGCTTTGGCTGGAACTAGTTATAAAATTGGAACTAGGGAACTTACTCGAATGGGAATAGATGCAATAAGAAAAGGAAGAGCTTACTGGGAAAATGAACTTCAAAAAATAAATGGCAAAGGCAACAGGAGAGTGAGAAGAGGTGTGCCTAGAAATCTTTAGCAGAAAAGGAGGTGTTTTATGAATTTTATTGATAAATTGGTAACGGCATTTAATCCAGAAAAAGGACTTAAAAGGTTTCAAGCAAGAAGAAAATTAGAAATTCTTAATACTGGATATTCAAATCACGGTGCTTCAACTACTAAAAAATCAATGCTAGGCTGGCAAAGTGCTGGCGGCGGAGTAAAAAAGGATATTTATAAGAACCGTAAAAAGTTGATTGAACGTTCGAGAGATTTATATATGGGAACTTCTGTGGCTACTGGGGCGTTGAAAACTATTAATACGAATGTCGTTGGGAGCGGATTAAAATTAAAGGCTGCTATCGATAATGAGACAATAGGGATTAACAACGAGGAAGCTGAAGCAATAGAAAGTTTGATTGAAAAAGAATTTGAACTTTGGTCGAAAGATAAAATTGATAATTTAGGAACTATGAATTTTTATCAGATTCAGGAACTTGTATTTTTGACAGTGCTGATGAATGGAGAATGTTTTATAAAATTAAATTATTTTGAAACTCCAAAAAATCCATACAGTTTAAAACTGGAAATTTTAGAACCTGACAGAATATATACTCCAAACAATATGATTTCAGATAAAAGTGTAGTCGAAGGTTTGAAAATAGATAAAAACGGAAGAATTGAAGGCTATTATGTTTCATCTGAACATCCTTTGGATGCAACTGGGGGAGTAAGTGAGAAACTTATAAAAGTTTATGGAAGTGAAAATCAAAAAAATATAATACATCTTCTTTTCACAGAAAGACCTGAACAAGTAAGAGGAATTCCAATATTGTCTCCAGTTATTGAGAATTTAAAGCAGCTTGGAAATTATACTGAAGCTGAACTAATGGCAGCAGTCATAAGTGGAATGTATGCAATTTTTATTGAAAGCGATGTTGAAAATTCAAGCAGTGCTGATGTAGGCGAACTTGAAGCGGTCGAAAATGATTTGCTGGTAGATTCGGAAGATGAAACTACTATAGAACTTGCACCAGGAATGATTATGGGGCTTAATCCAGGAGAAAAAGCAAAAGCTACTAATCCAGGAAGACCTAATGCTCAATTTGATCCTTTTGTTACAAGTATTCTAAGACAAATAGGAAGTGCTTTGGAAGTTCCTTATGAACTTTTGATAAAGCATTTTACAGCAAGTTATTCAGCAAGTCGTGCAGCACTTTTGGAAGCGTGGAAGATGTTCAGGAAAAGGCGTGAGTGGTTTGTAGAGAATTTTACCCAGCCTGTTTATGAAGAATGGTTAAATGAAGCGTATTTGCTAGGTAGAATTGAACTTAAAAATTATGGAACTGACTTTCTTATAGACAAAGCATGGTGTGGTTCGCAATGGAATGGACCTTCACAAGGACAGATTGACCCATTAAAAGAGGCTAATGCCGCTGTTATAAGAATTAATAATGGATTATCGACTAGAACTAGAGAAACAGCCGAACTTAATGGAGGAGATTTTGAGCAGAATATAAGAATTTTGGCAAAGGAAAATAAATTATTAACAGAGAAAGGAGTGGTATTGAATGCCGAAACAACTCAAATTTTGGAACGTAATGAAGAATGATGAGGAAAAATCAGCTGAACTGATACTTTATGGGAGCATTGGAAGTGATGAATATTGGGATGATATATCTGATAAGGCGTTTAAACAGGATATTGAAAATCTTGGGGATGTGGAAAATATAACTTTGCATATAAATAGTCCGGGAGGGAGTGTATTTAGTGCGGTAGCGATTGCAAATACATTGAAAAATCACAAAGCAAAAATAACAGCAAATATAGATGGATTGGCAGCAAGTGCGGCAACTATCATAACAAGTGCCTGTGATACTGTAAGAATGCCTAAAAATGCTTTGTTTATGGTACATAATCCAATAACTTTCGCTTACGGAAATAATCAAGATATGCAAAAAACGCTTGAAATGTTAAATAAAGTTAAAAATAGCATTATTGAGACATATCTAAATAAAGCAAAGACTGACAAGGAAACGTTGTCGGAATTAATGGATAACGAAACTTGGATGAGTGCAGAAGAAGCTAAGGAATATGGATTTGTCGACGAAATATTAGATGAAAGTGTGGAAAAAGAAGTTATTGAGAATAAATTGATTATAAACAATATGGCTTTTGATATTTCAAGATTTAAAAATTTTAAAGAAAAGAAAAATCAAGAGCCGAGAGTGATAAATATTTCTGTAAATAGTACAGGAAGTCCTGAAGAAATAGCTGATAAATTTAGAGATATATTAAATTCGACAGAAAAACAAAAAAATGAAGGAGGAAATATGACATTAGAAGAGTTGAAAAACAAATTTCCAGAACTTTACAATCAAGTCTTTAATGAAGGTAAGGAAGTTGGAATAACCAAAGAAAGGGAAAGAATGAGAGAAATTGATAACTTGGATGTATCAAATTATTCTGAACTTGTTGAAAATGCTAAATATAATGATCCGGTAGAGGCTAGTGTGTTAGCAGTAAATATTTTGAATAAACAGAAGGAAGAAAGAATTCAGAAATTACAAAATATTAAGAATGATAGTCAAAATAACTTTACACCGCCAGTTCCAAATAATGGTACAGCGGAAAATAATGAAGAGAAAAAATTTATGGGAGTAAATATTTCAAACATTTTTTCTTTAATGAATAAAAAAACAGAGGAGGGCAAATAATGGATTTTGTAACAAAAGGCAACGAATATGCCAGCGAACAGTTTTTAAGTGGTACAGGGCATAAATATATGGAATTTGAAGTGCCACAAGGTAAGAATGTAAAAAGAGGGGACGCTGTAAATGCAGGTGCTGAACTTTCAGATGGGACGGATTTGTTTGGAATAGTTATGGAAGATGCGGATGGAACAACTGCAAAAACTAAAACAACTGTAGCTATTTCAGGAGAATTTATATTTGAAGGGTTGAAAGTGAAAGCAGGAACACAAAAATCGGAGTTTACAAAAGCGGCTAGAGATAAAGGAATTGTGATAAAAGGATTAGGAGGTAAGGAATAATGCCAGCAGTAATAGAATTTATTGGATTGTATGACCAGAATGTGATTAGACCAAAATCATTTATTAGAGATAATTTTTTTAAAAATAGAAAAACATCAGAAAATCAAAAAATGGAAATAGAATTTAGAAAAGGAAGACAGCTTGTAGCACCTTTTGTATCTGAATTTATTCCGGGAACAGAAATGGTAAAGAATACTTATGAAAGTAAATTTTTTCAAGCTCCAAAAGTAGCACCAAAAAGAACTTTTTCAGCTTTCGAACTATTTTTTAACAAAACAGCAGGGGAAACTATATATGGTGGAAAAAGTCCTGAAGAACGAAAAGCGGACTTGCTTGCTGAATCGTTTGCGGAATTTGAGGAACAGATTACAAGAAGAGAAGAAATTATGTGTACCGAAGCATTGTTTAATGGAAAAGTAATTGTGGAAGGTGAAGGAATAAAAGGAGAAATAAAATTCGGAACAGTTGAAGAAATTACTCCTGCTACTCTATGGACACAGCCTAATGCAGATATAATTGGGGATTTACAGGCGGCTATAACAAAAATTGGAGAAACTACAGGGCTAAGACCTGAAATGATTTTAATGGATCCTGTAGCTGCAAAATTATTTGTAGAAAATGAAAAAATTCAGAAATTACTGGATATTAGAAATTATCATGCGGGAGAAATCAATCCTAGAGAAGTTGCAGGTGGAGCAATCTATATTGGAACTCTTGCACCATTTGGATTGCCTATTTATTCTTATCAATCACAACATTCTGTATTAAAAGCTGATGGGAAAACGTATGAAAATAAGCCACTTATCCCTGAAGGTAAAGTTTTGCTAGCACCAAGCAACAATACGATTATCTATGGACCAGCAGCGGATGTAAAACAAGGAATTATTGTGGCAGAGCGTTCGGTATTTACTGATGAAGATTCAAAATCAAATACAGTGGAAATTAGAACAGAATCAAGACCACTTCCTGTAGTTTACGATATAGAAGCTATAAAAATATTGAAAGTTAAATAGGAGGTTATGATGAAGTATAAAGCATTAAAGCCTTTGATTTATAGTGGAGTTAGTTATGAAGAAGGGGCAGAAGTGGATATTTTGGAAAAATCAGTTGTAAAAAGCTGTATTGAAAGAGAATTGATTGAAGAAATAAAGGATACTACTGAAAAAGCGGTATCTGAAACACCAATCAATGAAGATAATCAAGATAAAAAATCTTCTGAAATCATAATTGAAGATAATAAGGATACAGAAAAAGATGATAAACAAAATAAAAAGAATAAATAGGTGGTAATTTATGAATTTTAAAGAAATGGTTGCGAATGATATTGAAAATGTATTTTTAAATATTGATGAATTTGGTACAACGCATACTTTTAATGGACGTGAAATTAAATGTGTGATTGATGAGGAAAAATTTCAGAACAAGCAGAAAAATGGACTTATTACACAGGAAGAGGGAACTTTTCAGGAAGGATTTACAGTCTTTGTTGGAGAAAAGGATTTAAGAATTAAGCCGCATCCAGGGGAAATGATGACATTGGATGGAGAAACTTATGAAGTTATGCTAAGTAAATTTGATATGGGGATGCATGAGATAGATTTGGCGAAATATGAGGAGGTCTAAATGTTTGATGTAAAATTAGATCCGCATCAACTGGAAAAAGTAGAAAGTGCATTGAGTCAATTTCCTGATAAATTTCCAAAAGCTGTGGCATTTGCAGTAAACCGCTCTCTTGCAATGACGAAAACGGAGCAAATGAGAAGAACTACTGCAATGTATACTGTTGCAAGAGGAAAATTGGCAGAATCAATAAACGTATTTAATGCCAATCCAGGAAACTTGGTTGGAAAAATAAATTCAAAAGGGGGAATGATTGGGCTAGATCATTTCAAATTAAATCCAAAAACAAGAAGAAAAACAATGGTATCAGCAGTAGTCAAAAAAGGAGAAGGTGGAGATTTACCAAACGCTTTTATCGCTTATTCTGATGGAAGATTAGGGGCATTTACAAGAGAAACAGGAAAATCTTTGCCAATAAAACGTAGAATGGGACCATCTGCCCCTCAAATGCTTGGAGAATTAAGTATCCTTGATTATTTACAGGGATTTATGGAAGAGAAGTTTAATATAAGAATAGATCACGAACTTGGAAGGATATTGGAATAATGATTCATACAGAAAAGAAGATTTATGAGTTTCTTAAAAAAATAATGGAAGAAAAAGGATTTAATGTTTATAGAGGTTTCTTACCTTCAAACAGTTTTGAAGATAGAGAAAACGGAAAAAAGACAAACGATTATTTTCCATTTGTAATTTTAAGAGCATTAGAGTTTAGACAGGATAGAGCTGGAGTTGGATATTATAACGCTTTTTCTGATTTTGAAATTTGGGTTGGGACGAAAGAGGAAAAAGAAGAGGATTATCTAAAAAACTTGGAAATGGCTAGATACATAGCTGGAAAACTTCTTGAAGAAACAACAAGAGTTAAAAATAATATTGGGAATGCAGAGTTTGTATTGGAACAGAATAAAGAAATCAAGGTTGCTTTTTATAGTGATCAGGCTAATCCATATTTTTATTCTAGGATAAAATTTACAGCTTATGCAGAGCCTATTGTATCGGAATATACAAATTTATAGGAGGAAAAATGGAAACAGAAACAAGATATGTTTATATAGGCAAGAATATTGATTTGCCTGATGCGAGACTTAACAAGAGCGGGATATATTTTGGAGAAAAGATAGAGGAAATAAGAAAAAAATATCCTTTGCTTGAAAAATTGCTTATTAAAGCAGATGATTTACCTTTTGCAGAAAAGAATGAAATCTTGCTTGAGCAACTAACAGATGAACTTTTAGAAAGCGTGAAAGGAGAAAATGATGGCGTATAAACACGGAACGTATCAGACGGAAGCGGCAAGCGATATAAATTTGCCTGTTACGCTCGATTATGGACATTTTATCGTAGGAATGGCACCAATTCATAAGGTTAAAAAGGGAAAAAGGAAAACGAATGAAGTTGTGAGAATTGGAACGCTAAGAGAAGCTATTGAATACTTTGGAGATACTTATGATTTAGACTTCAGTATCTCTCAGGCAGTAAAAGTATTTTTTGAGCTTTATGCAGTAGCACCTTTATTTGTTGTAAATATTTTGGATTTGGATAAACATAAGTCTGATAACAAAAAAACAGCACAAGGACTGGAAATAAAAAATGGGAAAGTTCTTGTTAAAAATCACAAAATAATAACAGATACCCTTGTTGTAAAAGATAATTCAACGAGTTCAGAAATATCGGATGCAAGATATTTATGGACAGATGAAGGGCTGGAAATTTATGCAACAGCACCAAATAATAATAAAATTGACATCGAATATTACGAAGTGGATTTGACAAAAGTGAAAAAAGAGGAAGCGATTGGTGGATATAACATTAACACAATGCAGAGAACTGGGCTTGATTTAGTCGATGAAGTATATTTGAAATTTTCAGAACTTCCAGCATTTATTGATGTTCCAGATTTTTCAAATGACAGTGCAGTAGCAGCTGTAATGGCGACAAAAGCTAAAAATATAAATTCAGGAATGTTTGAGGCACTAGCCTTGATAAATGCACCTGCGGACAAAAGATATGATGAAATTGTATCTTGGAAAGACAGTAAAAATATATTGTCAGAAGATCAGGTAATTTTATACGGTTGCCCAAAACTTTCAGGAAACGTGTATTTTCACTCTATCCACTATGGAGCGTTGTCGTTAAAAGTAGATTCAGAAAACGACAACATTCCATCGCAAGCACCTTCAAATCACGCTTATAAAATAGATGCCTTAGCATATAAAAATTCAAGTGGAAATTTTGAAGAAATAATGCTGGATAAGGAACAACAAGCGAACTTTTTGAATAAAAACGGAGCTGTAACGGCAATAAACTTTAAAGGTTGGCGTTGCTGGGGAACAGAAACAGCCAAGAACCCTCTAGCAACAGATCCCAAAGACAAGTTTGGCTATACTCGTAGAATGTTCAAGTATATAGGGAACGAATTAGTAATTAGTTATTTCAATAGCATAGATAAGAGATTCACGCTTAAATTGGCTGAAACTATTACAAAGTCTATGAATATAAGATTGAATGGACTTGTTGCAGCTAATCATTTCCTTGCTGCAGAGGCTGTATTATCAGAAGAAGATAATAATTTAACAAATGTAATAAATGGAGATGTTACTTGGATTATAAAACTTGGAATTGCTCCAGGATTAAAATCCATGACATTTAAGAAAAAATACGATGTGGATGCTTTACAGGCATTTGCAAATAATTTAGGAAGTTAGGAGGTTAGAAAATGGGAAAAGCAAATATGCCGATAGCGTTAAATGATCTTGAAATATTTATTAATGGCGAAAATAAATTAGCAGGAATAGGTTCAGTGCAGCTGCCTAATTTAGAAACCACAACCGTAACTATCAATCAAATAGGAATGGTTTCTGAATATGAAGCACCCTTAACAGGGCATTATAAAAAATTGGAATCAAAAATAAAAATGGAATGTATAGATGAAACGCTTTTAAATTTTAATAATGAGGGAGAATTATTTATTGAATGTAAGGGTGTTATCCAAAAAATGAATAAAATAACACACGCAGCAACTTATGTAGGTCTAGATATAACTTTTAAAGGAATGCTTAAAAAATTTGATGGACCAGATTTAAAACCAGGAAACAAACTTGAAGCATCGCTTGATTTATCATTAAGTTATTATAAAGTAGTGATAGATGGTAAAGAAATAGCATTTCTTGATGTATTTAACAGAATCAGTAATATAAACGGAGAAACAAACGGAAAAATCAGAAGAATGTTAGGATTATCATAAAAATTTAGGAGGATATAAAATGGCAGAAGTAATTAAATTAAGAAGAGAATATAAATTTGGAGCAAAAAATGTTAAGGAGATTGTATTAGATTTAGAAGAGCTATCAGGGCAAGATTTAGTTTTTGCAGAGAAAGAGTATAAGGCGAGAAATAAAGGGGCAACAGTAAAGGAGCTTGAAGACGGCTGGGTTTTAACAGTTGCGTCGAAAGCCAGCGGAATCAAATACGGTGACTTACTTGGGCTTAAAGGAACTGATTATATAAAGGTTTTGAATAAAACTAAGGGTTTTTTGAACGCAGGCTTGGGTTCAGCAGACGATACAGAGAATTTCGTGATAGAGGAAACGGAAGTACAAGAGGAAGAAATGAAGAAAGAAGACCAGAAATAATACAGCTGCTTGATACAGTAACTGATATTCTTGAAGCATTGAATTTTTCAAATGAATATAAAAGCAGTTTAAATATGAGCTATGAGACACTAATGTCTTGTAGCTTGTATGAGCTGGAATATTGGCAGACAAGAGCGGAGGAACTGATACAGGAAGCAGAAATGAGGTATGAGGAAAGCAAGGAATAAAAAATGGAGGCTATTTGCCT